GTGCAACTCGTTCCCTGGCGTGATCAGATTTTAGCGCTCGACAATAATGGGACAATCTTGCTTATTGACTGTCCCTATGAGTCTATCAACATACAAGTAAGAACGATCATGAAGTCACCGAGGCGAGGCTGAGCATGCCAAAAATGAGACTGCATGTTGATCTGAAAAAGCGGTTCAGACTACGCTTTAGAGCTGTCCAACTGCGCTTCAGAGCTCGCCACTGGTGGATGCGAGAAGCTTTCATGCGGGCTACACTGGACGATTCTCGGCAAGGGGACAGGTTCAAATCGATGTTTCTGGGCGACTGGAGCCCATTGCCATCCGAGGAAAAGCCGCCTGAACTGCACAAGGAATGGAGCGTGGGGCGCCTCTATCCGAAGCAGCAAGAAATGCTCAATGATCCACGACCGATGAGATTGTTTGGCGGCAGCCGCCGGTGAGGAGCAACAAGATTATGGCAGTTCTGATCGAGCGCCGAGAATGGGCGCATACGCGAGAAGTTGTGCGCTTTTTGATGAAGCAACCGGACCAGGTTTCAACAACCGCCGCTATCGCTGAAGCGCTGAACGAAGAACATGAATCTGTGCGCGCCGCCCTGTTACGGTTACAAAAGGTTGGAAGAGTGGCCGAGATTCACCCAGGCATGTCCGGAATGTGGCATCTCGAATAGAAAGGTCAACCATGGCAGTTCTGAATCTACGAAACGTTCCTGAGGATCTGGTATGTCAACTCAGGGCTCAGGCAGCGCTGGCGGGCCGAGGAAACCACTTCCACGAGTACTGCATTGGCCTGCTGGAAGTGGTGGTCGCCCAGGTGGCCAATCAGCGAACCATAAAGCGGACGCCAACAGATCAGTCGCTGCCTCCGGGGCGCTCTCCGCAGGTTCGAGAGTTCTACCTTGGCCATCCCGGAAGCCGGCCCGAGAAAGAGATTTTGCAAAATCGAGCACAGATTATTCCAGAAATTATTCCAGAGCCTCCTTCCGATGAACCTCTGGAGACTCGGATCACCTGATGGCCACGGCCACGGTTTCACCCTATCCACCCCTGGTTTTACCTCCCTATAATCTGCATCCCCAAGGCTGGGAGCCCACCTGGTGGCCGATCAACGCGGCCCAGCAGGCGGCGATCAACTGCCGTGCTGAGCTGCTGCTCATGGGTGGCCAATCAGGTGGCGGCAAGCGTTTGGACGTTGATGAGCCTATTCCTACGCCCAGGGGATTGGTGCGCAATGGTGACCTGCGCGCAGGCGACTGGGTATTTGGGAGCGACGGTAGGGCATATCAGGTTTTAGTGGCTCATCCAATTGTCGAGGCGAAGGCGTTTCGAGTTATCTTTGATGACGGTACCTCAGTCCTGGCAGATGCTGAGCATCTATGGCACACTTTCACATTCCACGATCGTCAGAAAGTACACACAAACACTGAGAGCTTTCGTACACGCCGGCGTGAGAAGCGGCCGTCCAAAGCACACTCCCTCAGTCCCTGGACAAGCAAAAGAAATATCGAGAAGGCAAGGCTTTTCGTACCGACGCCAGTCTTGGGATCAGTTAAGACCACGGCAGAGATCGCCGCGACTCTCTCTGTTGATAACTGTGAGCGGGCAAACCATTCAATTCCACTCACTGCACCGGTTGAGACTCCTGTGCGATGGTTTTCCATCGACCCCTATCTGCTCGGCGTCTGGCTGGGAGATGGCACAACCTCATCTGGCACACTGACAATCGGAAAACGAGACGCAAAAGATCAGCTTGCGCTGCTTCGCGACGTGGGAGCCTTTCTGAAGCCAAGGAAGGATCCAATCACTTATGGTGTCCGCGGCCTGCAGCGCACCTTGATAGAGCTTGGATTACTGAATCGAAAGCACATTCCGCAAGAGTATCTGTGGGCCTGCAAAGAGCAACGTCTCGCACTTCTGCAGGGTTTGATGGACACAGATGGCTGTGCCAACAAAGACGGTCAGTGCGAGTTTACCAACATAAATGAAGAGTTGAGCCGAGGAGTCTACCATCTTGCAGCATCTTTAGGGGTTAAGCCGTTTTGGAACGAGGGTCGAGCCAAGCTATATGGCCGTGATATTGGCCCGAAGTATACCGTCAAGTGGACAGCTACACTTCGCTGCTTTCGGCTTAAAAGGAAGCTAAAGCGATTACCGGTCAAGGTCCGCGCAACGCAGCATTGGCGCTATATCATAGCAGTTGAACCGGCTGGAATGAGGCGGATGCGCTGTTTGACCACAGCCAATCCAGCCGGACTTTATCTGTTCGGTGCGAACTTTAACGTCACTCACAACACCTCGTTTCTGGCCGCCGACGCGATGCAGGAGTATCAAAACCCCTACCTGCGAAGCCTAATCCTGCGCACATCAATGGTGGAAATGCAGGAGATGGGCGACCAGATGCAGAGGCTTTATGAACCGCTGGGTGCTCAGTGGCGCCGACCTAACAAGTTTGCCGGCTTCTCCTGGTGCTTTCCGAACGGCGGCACGATTGAGCCAGGCTATCTGCGCCACGCCAAGGATCTCCGGCGCTACCGCGGCAATGCGCGCAGCCACATGGGCGTGGACGAAAGCGGCCAGCACCCTGAGAAACTAGTCCGCGAACTGCTCGGTTGGCTGGCGGCGCCGGTGCGCCACAACCTGTTCGTGCGTGCCCGCTTCACCACCAACCCCGGCGGTCCTGGTCACGGCTGGCAGATGGGCGTATTCCTGCGCGGTAAGTGCCCTGTGCACTATCCAGCCAGCCGCGAGGATGATCGACCGTCAGAAACCAGTGTCTTCCCAGGTCGGGTCTACAAGGGCGCCCGCTGGCCATCTGACGACGGGCCGGTGGTCAAAACCACTGCATTTATCCCCGCACGTCTGGTCGACAATCCTTTTTACGACCGGGTCAAGATGGAAAGCCTGATGACCCAGACGGCAGCGATTCGTGAGCAACTGCTCTATGGCTGCTGGTGCAACGCTGAAGGGCTCTACTTTCCATTTCTTCGGCCGGAGTATATGCAGCCCATTCAGGAGGTTCCAGACGAGTGGTGGTGGGGGCACTTCATCTCGATCGATTATGGCTATGGAAACTCGGCCGCCGCGGCGGGAATGTATACCGTGGCTCCCTCAGGCAAGGTCTTTAAGGTGCGCGAGCGCGTCGCCCGCAAAATGCCTTCAAAGGAGCTTGCTGAACGAATCTGCAAAGATGGTTTCGCGGCGAGCGACGATCCCAAGATGCCGGCGCAGGAAGCCTGGCTGAAGAAGCTGAGACCTCGCGATCCAGAAGGACCGCGGATACTCTTTGCCATGACCGACCCGGCCAACGACCAGCACACCGGCACCGGTCGAAGCAACTACGAAATCATCAAGGAAGTATTCGCTGCGCATGGTGTCCCGTGTGTGCTGGGCGCCCATGATCCCATGGGTAACGCACAGCACCTCTACAACGGCCTGAGCAATCGCTCGCTGGTGGTCACCACCGCCTGCCCGTACACCTTCAACACGCTGACCAGCCGAACAATCGATGATCGAAACGCTGTCAAAAAGGAAAAGGGTAACCCGCAGGATGACTGCTACGACGAATCAGCGTATGCCTGGAACAGTTGGATTGCGGAGAGCGTAAAGCCTAAGCGGATGGCGCTGGAAGAGGAGCTCGACCAGATGCGCAAGGATGGGATGGATGAGACCAGTCTGGCCCGCCACGCCTGGCAGCGCAACCAGCAACTGCGGACAGAAGAGCAAAAGGCGAGCCGGGGAATTGCATTGAGCGGCCGGCGAATCGGGCGCACGGTAACGAAGCGCTAGGCGGCCTGGCGGCGCTCAGCTTCGATCTCGGCTCGCCATTCGCGTGCAAACCTCTCAGCTAGCTTATTTAAGTTGGGCCGATCAATCTCCAGAGTACAAGCGGTACAGTAACGCACACCGGCGAGCACTGGAGAGCCGCAGGCATAGCAAATCGCGTCGCAACCAATGCACGGCCGAGGCGCATTAAGATCAAGAGGTGGTTCCAAAACCGCAGAACGATTGTCCATGGCGTACCTCCTGTACCTTTATACCGCAGGTCAAGAGAAAAATACAAGAAAAAAGATATGAAAATTAGAATATAAGTGCCGCGGCAGGTTTCCCGTCCCGCCGCGGCTTGTTCTGTTCTAGGTAAACCGTCTCAGATGAACGGCAGAAGCAAGGTTCTCCTCTCTACACAGATTTACGTGCAAACAACCGTATTATCCGTTGCCATTGCCTTTCGATATATCTCAAACCAGAACACAAGAGGAGAGGGATTGATCGTCACAACGCCGAACCGCTCAGCGTGGCGGAAGGTTGAAGAGTTTACGCGCAGCCGTTCGACAATGCGATAATGAAGATATTGTCGCCAATCCTCCAGAGAAGATGCTCCTTTGTCGATGTTGCATGATACGCAAGCGGGGAACATATTCTCCTTGTTATCGTTCTCGGGCTGGAAGAGTTTGCCGGTCGCTCGCGTGGCTGTCACTCCATTTTTGTTGGTTACAAGACCACCGTGTTCATTCCGCACAAATTCCCAATCGCGGCGCACAGGATCAACATGATCTAGGTGCCACTTCCCGTTCAACTCGCAGCCGCAGTAGGCACAGCGCCCGCCGAACATCATACGAAGATCTTCGCGCTCCTTTTTGTTTATATGCATACAACCTCGTTGAGCAAGGGTGCGGCCTCGCGGATGCACTTCTCGGCGATAGCGGCATAGGCTGGATTTATCTCGATGCCGATGAAGTTGAAGGCCTCAAGCAGAGCGGCAATTCCGGTCGTTCCCGACCCCATAAACCCATCAAGAACCGTGCCGCCTGGCGGAGTGACTAATCGGCAAAGATAGCGCATCAGAGCGAGGGGCTTCACTGTTGGATGGTTGTTGCCCCGCATCTTGACGGTGTTGATGCCACTCTTGCCTGAGTGCTCAAGGTTCCCACGCTTTACTTCTGCTTGGGCTTGGTTT